ATATATGAATTTGCACTAAGCGAAAGTCTAATAAAATGAAAATTTTATATTAAATATATTTATATATCATGATGTTGCATGTTTTTGTAAGTAAAAAGGATTTATTTTAACTAAAATTCTATACAAGTACAAAATTTATATTATAATATCTATATAGTCATGATCTTGCATGTTTTTTAATTAATATATAGATTATGGATAGAGAAAATAAAAAAAGATTAGTGTGTAATAATCCTTGGTGCAAAGCTCCCTTTTACTATGATATTGATAAAGCAATAGAAAAAGATGGAAAAAGTGTATTTCCAAAGGAATGTAGTAAATGCAAAAGCTTTAACTCACAAACAAGTGGTGGAGTAACATGGGAAGATAGAGAATATGAAGATGAACCAAAGGGTGGTGGACAAGAGGAAATAAGGTATACTGAAACTAATAAATATAGCAAATAATATGAAGGCACATTTTTTTGACATTGATACACTTATTAAGATAGATAATTCAGTATGGTTAGTCTCTAAGAATAAACCTTCGATACCCATCATTAAATTAACTGAATCAGAATTCAATTTAATAAAAAAAGGTATCTATAAGAAATATAATTCTATGCTTAATATTGATGATGTTGGATATTGGCTACCAGAAAACCTTTACAACACACTAAAGATTAAGAGTAAAAGTATGAAGTTCAACATAACTGACCTATCATTCTCCTTACAAGAATTTATGAATACAAGTATTATAGAAAATTTAGACTACACTATCTATAAGAAGCATTTTCAGCACCTTAGAAACAAAAACGATGATATATACATAATATGTTCTAAAAAAAGTAAAAGTAGCTACAAAACGATTATAGATAGCTTAGAGAAGGAATTGTGTGATATGAATCTAGTAGTAAAAGATTATTACTTTCTATCAGAAACATTTTATAATAGAGATAAAGATTATATCTCATATCTAAAAACAAGACTCTTATTACAACATTTGTTCGGTTATAAAACTGATGGTGACAAATTTACAGATACAGTTGTTGAGAATTATAACACAGTCCACTTTTATGATGAAAATAAAAAATCTATTGATTTGGCTATTAATATAAACGATGTGTTTACCACAATAATGAGTAATACTAGCGATGATATAAAAAATAATATCCATGACATTACGAATAGAGTAGATAAATACGTTATGGTTAGGGAGGTAACATATAACCAAAGAAACATCTTTAAACAAAAAGATATTCTAATACATGCTAATAATTTAGTGAAAACTTTTGAAACATTTAAGTACTTAAAAATATAATTACTTCTTTTTACCCTTACTTTCTTTTTTATTATCACCTTCTTTCATCATTGCTCCTTTTATAAGGTCATTTAGTTTTCTATTATCAACAATATCACCATCATCTTGTGAATCTTTCGCTTTATCAGATTGTGACTCTAAAACCTCTGAATTTTCAATATCGTCTAATCCCATATCTGTTCTTAGATCTTTATAGAACTTTTCTAAGTCAGTTCTTTGAGTGGATAGAAATTTAGAGTTTTCTCTAACTTGTACAATAGTCTGGTTAACAACTTCGTGCATTCTAGCTGAGCTTTCCCCATTATCAATTTGGCGTAGTTGGTTAAGGAAGTTTTTTCTAGTCATTTTAGCCAAGAATATAGCCTCTGAATATACCATAGCATCTTCCTTCATCTTATTTTTTATATAAGGATGTTGTTTTAGTTTTGGAACATCACTTAGGTATAAGTCTATAAGTGAACTTAAAACCTCCACTGATTGCTGTGATGATGTGCTTAAATCTGCATCATAATCATACAAGCTTATCTCACCAAGGTCTGGTAAATCTTCTGCTTCTGCCAAATGTTTTGATATATCAAAATCATTATTCTCCCCTTGTATTTGATCAAATTCGTCTTGTATCCTACTTTTTTCTTTATCTGTTTTAGACATAGAGCTGTTTTTTTATAATATATATAAAAAAATAAGTCGCTTATGGCAAAGATTAAGAAAGAAAGACAAATGGTATTTAGTAGTGAGAACGTTACCGAGGCTACTGATAAGATAAATGATGGTATAGTACTAAAAAGGTTTCAAAACCCATGGCTTAAAAATGAAATAGGGTTAAGAAGATCAGGTCTTACATTTAAGATGACAAGTGCCGAACAAGGAGAATACGTTAAATGTGCACTAGATATACACCATTTTACCGAAAAATACTGTAAGGTGAAAAGAGAAGATGGTTCTATTGGAGCAATAACACTTAGAGACTACCAAGCTGACATATTAGATAATTTTGTTGATAATCGATTCAATATATTAATGGCTAGTAGGCAGGTGGGTAAGTGCTTGACCTTCAACACTTTATGCGAAATTAAGAGCAAGGAAATTAGAAAAGAATATAGAATTGGTAAACTATATTATCATATGCTTAAACAAGAAAGATCACTAACATTATTAGAAAAAATAAAAATAAAATTATATGATATTTTATTCCTGTTAGAAAAATAATTTACCTATTTGATAGGAAGCCAACAACTTTTTATATATAAAAGCATATAAAAAGAAAACAAAATAAAATTATGATAATAAATGACAATAAAGAAACGGTAACATGTAGAATATGTGGTGAGCAATGCAAAAGAATATATGGAAAGCATTTAAAATTTGCACATAATAACATGACTACTAAAGAATATAAAGAATTGTACGAAGGTGCTCCTATAATGGCATTATCAGATAAGGCTAAGACAACAATTAATGGTGGTAAGCATATGAAGAAAGAAAAGTATAAAAAAATGTTTGCTGAAAAAATAAGAGGCACAAAAAATCCTAATCACAAAAAAAATACAACTGAATTAGAAAGAAAATCAAGAAGTCCATTTTCAAAGAATTTTTCAAAATATGAAGGTGTAGAGAATATAGAGGAGCATATAAGTATTTTTGCAAAGGAAGCTATTAAGGATAGAATATCAGATACTACTTTAGAATACTATTTACTGAAAGGTTATGATGAGGAAACATCTAAAAAGATGCTTAGCGAAAGACAAAGTACATTTTCTCTAAAAAAATGTGTAGAAAAACATGGTGATGTTGGTGGTAAGAAAAGATGGCTAGATAGACAAACACTTTGGCAGAAAAATTTGGCAGAAAATGGTAATATGAAATGTGGCTATTCTGAAATATCACAAGACTTATTTAAAAAGATAAGTAAGATTTATACAGATAATGAACTAAAACGTGTACACTATGCAATAAAAAATAAAGAGTTCTTTATATCAGTTAAAGATGTAGGATTTTTCTCATATGACTTCACTGATAGAAAAAGAATGAAAATTATCGAATACAATGGTGATTTATACCATGCAAATCCTAAAACTTTCAAAGAGAACGATTATCCACATCCTTTCTATAAAGAAAGTGGACCTACTGCAAGGGAAATATGGGATAAAGATAATTTAAAAATAAATATTGCTAAATCAAAAGGATTTGATATTCTAATAATATGGGATACTGAATATAAAAGCAAAAAAGATTTAACTATTAAAAAATGTATAGATTTTTTAAATAATGTATAGATAAAAATAATAAAAAAATGATTACACTTCTTAAAAAAATATTGATTGAGTTGATAGAAAAATCTATTGAGTTGATAGAAAAATACCAATATAGAAATGTATCATTGGATGAGGATGATATTTCTAAAAAAATATTAAAATCTATATCTTTAATAGATATTAGAGTAAAGACTGATACTGGATATGAGGCAGTATCTGAGATACATTTAACACAACCATTTAATCATTATAATATCAAAACTATTGACGGTCTTAGCTTAACTTGTGCAGATAATCATATATTATTTGATGAATATTTTGATGAAGTATTCTGTAAAGAATTAAAAATAGGCGATACTATAAAGACCAAAAATGGCAATAGTATTGTGAAGCATATAAAAAGGGAAGATTATAAATCATCTATGTTTGATTTATCGGTAGACCATCAGAATCATAGGTTCTACACAAATGGAATACTTTCACACAATACTATATCTGCTTCTATATTTATGCTTCATACAATACTATTCAATAATGATAAAAACATTATGATTGTTGCTAACAAGGGTGATACATCAGTTGAGATTGTTGACAAGATAAAATCCATTTATTCATTACTACCATTTTTTTTAAAACCTGGTATAAAAACATGGAATCAAAAATCACTGACATTTGACAATGGTTGTCGTATTAAGACCTCTGCTAGGACAAAGACTCCAGCTATTGGTTTTACTATTGATGTTCTTTATTTAGATGAATTTGCACATATTCCTTCAAACATAATAGAACCATATTATACTGCGGTTTTTCCAACAGTATCTGCAATAAAAAACTCTAAAATAATAATAACATCTACACCAAATGGTATGAATTTATTTCATAAATTACTTACTAATGCAGAACGACCAGCTGGTGACCCACAAAGAAATAACTACACACCTATGAGGGTTTACTGGTACCAAGTCCCTGGTAGGTTTGTTACATATATAAGGCTTAATGACCATAAATTATACGAAAACAAAATAGAAAAGGATAATGTTTTTAATCAAGTACATAATAAATGGGGTGCTGATACTAAGGTCGAAATGAGTTGGAGTGTTGATTTACAAAAATATGTAATCGAGGTCTATAATAATGATTATTGTCATGATGAGGATGTTGTTGGATTTAATATAAAAACACCCGATGGCAAAGAGATATCTATACTAGAGTTAGCAGAACTTACTACATGGAAGGATGAGGCAATAAAAGATATTGGTGGAGAAGATGCTTTTAACCAAGAATACGGTCTTAGATTTGTAAATGCTAGTAAATCTTTACTAAGTGAAAATATTATAGACCATTTATTGAATAATAAAATTCTTTATGAGTGGGAGGAGATATATGAATTTGAAGATAAGCTAAATTTTTCCTATGAAAATTTAAAATGGGTTGATGATTATGATATATACAACCCTATAAAAAGAAAAGAATATAAAATAGTCTTATCAATTGACCTTGCAGAGGGATTAGGTCAAGATTTTTCTGTTATAAACATATTCAGAATAAGTAATAAAAGTAGAGAGGTCATAGATATACAAAAAGAAAAGTATTCATCAATAAAGGATTTTTTCAAACTAGAACAAATTGGGATATATCGAAGTAATATAATATCTATTAAACAAATGTCAGAATTGCTTTATATATTAGCTTTTGAATATTTTAATCCAGATAACCTTAAAATAGTTTTAGAACTTAACAACTATGGAAATACATTACTAGCAGAACTACCTCATGTTTTTGATGGTATTAATGATTATGGTTCTTCTGTATTTGTTAGATATAAGCACAGAATAGATTCACCAGAAGAAAAGGTAGGACTTAAAGTAACAAGTTTAAAAAATTTACTTATAAAAGACTACCAATCTCTAATGCTTAGTAAATCTTTCTCAATAAATAATGAAGACACCATAAGGGAAATAACCACATTTGTAAAACATACAACTAGTTCTGGCAATATAAAATATGCAGCAGATAATGGAAACGATGATTGCGTTTTGCCAAACACTCTTATAAAGACTATAAATGGTTATAAAAGAATAAAAGATATCAAATTAGGTGAGTTGGTGTTAACACATTTAGGAAATTACAAACCAGTAACAAATATATGTAAAAAAGATTTTGATGGTGTTATGCACAGAATCAAATTTAGAGGCCAACCTAGCTTAGATATAACATATAACCATCCTATATATGTTCCAAAAAATGACTACTCAAAGAAAAATAGAAAGAATTATAATAATTATCTTAAGCGAGAGTGGATTTTACCAAGTGACATTTCTAATAAATCTAGGTGTGTTGTTATAAAATCACCTCTATATACTGGTGATGTTAATAATATCAAATATCAAGAATTATTTGAAAGGAATAAATATTCTCCGTCATCTAATTTTAAAATAAAGGAAATAGAACTAGATAATAATTTTGCTAAGTTTTTAGGCTTATTCTTAGCAGATGGTAACAGTTATAAACCATCTCATAATACTTACCGAATAACTTTAGCCTTTAATGATAAAGATTTAACTCTTATTGATGAAATGAAGGATATAATAAATAACTGGAATTTAAAATATCATGTACAGAATAGAAATAATTGCACTACTGTGATATTTTATAATAGATTCTTATGGGAAATATTTTCTAAATGCTATGATGAAGATAAAGAGAAAATATTCCCCGAAATGCTCTATAACAAACTAGATAAAGAGAAAATGTCCCTAGTCCTAGATTATTGGATAAAGGGAGATGGTTGGCTCTGTGAAACACCTGGTAAGACTAAACATTATATAGGATGTTCAACTAGTTTTCAACTAGCATTGACTATGAGAGATATATCTATATCATTAGACAAACATGCAGTAATATCCTATAATAAAAGACATAGATATGGTAAGCCTACGAAAAGCCAATATTGGGTATCTATTTATGAAGATAGTTTAGAAAGGTCATGTATGAGAAAGATTTCTGATTTTGAATATTCGTCAGTACTACAAAGAAATGAAAAGTATAATTATACTGGAACAACTTATAATTTAGAAGTAGAGGATGATAATAGTTATGTAGCAAATGGGATAGTTGTACATAATTGTGTCATGACTATTGTAAATGCTACATCTATATTCGAAAAGAACGAGTTTTCAGAGATGATACACGAATGGATGAACAAACATGTTGATAAGGAAATAGTTGATTACATAAATGAGTGTATGAAAAAATCTGATTATATAGAAAGTAATGATTACACACACTTTTTAGATGTGAAGAAAAAAACACTTGGTTCTAGAACTGGTGGTGGATATGGTCAGAGCAAATATAAGTCAAGTGGTGGATATGGAAGACGCAGGTAATCAGCTAGTTTTCCTCCATAGTAACAAGCAGTCCATTATTTGACAATTTTTCTTTCATACTAGAAATAGTCTCATAATCACCATACTTAACATCACAAATACCTTTAAAGTGTACAATGTGTGCACATTGATTTGCTTGTTCTTTTTCGTGTCCACATATATTTATCAAACACTTAATAACATGTTCAAATGAATTATGGGAGTCATTGTGTAAATCTAGTCTATATGGACTAGATAATATTTCTTCTACTTCTGTCTTAGTTTCTTCTTTTATCTTTGTCATAGCTATTAATTAAATGTTTTTATAGTTTTGTTAATTGAGTCGATTATTGTAATCTTTATCTTTTGTGTTTCTCCCCACCTAGCGAATTTTTCTAAATGCTCAGCCCTATCATCATACATAGTGAAGTGTTCACATTTAGTATTTTCTATTTGATTTTCAAATAGCTTTACTTTAAATGTAAATGTATCGTGACCACTACATAAATGAACCTCATCAAAGGACATATTGTGGCTTCTAATAATTTCTTCAACACGGGATCTCATTCCCATTACTCTATTCTGTCTCCCAGTAGCCATAATGACGTAAGAATCTGGTCTAGCAACTGCATTTAGATATTCTTCATAAATCCAATCAACCTTTGGTATATCAAATACATCAGTATCTAAAGAGTCAGACTTACCCCACCAACCTCGGTGTCCCCAATCCTCACCAGTCTTTTCTTTCCATATAACTTTACCTTCTTTTGGCTCTGGTGTTAAGCACAGTGTTTTGTCAAAATCGAAACAGTATAGTTCTTTAATCATTTTTTTTGACAAATATATAGATAATATGTGGATAATGCAAAATAATATATAAGAAAAAAATAAAATATATGAAATTAGATAATAAATCAATACTAATAACAGTCTTATTCTTTCTATTAGTATTTTTTATATACAAGGAATATTTCGAAACAGATGATTCATACAAGGAAGATATAGAAAGGCTTAATGCTAAAAATGAGAGTCTTATAGCCAAAAGAGATTCCTTGACATTTGAATTAGATAGTATAAAGGGAGAATATGTTTTATTAAAAGAAATGGATAGTATACTTTCTACAAAGATAGAACAAAGCCAAGATTCTATAATACAAGCTAAGAGAGAAGCATATCTTAGTAAGAAATTATTAAAATCTCTGCAAGCTAAAATAGAAAAGAATAAAAAAGAAATAGATAGCCTAAATAAAGCACCTGATAAAAGTGATGAGAGATTGCTTAAATCTTTAAAAATAAAATTAAATAAATGAGAAAAAAAATAATAATAACTTTGATAGCCATCCTATCAACATTTGCTCTATATGGTCAAGATTATCCTAAATATGAAAAAGATTCTTTGGGTAATCAGTATGTTGTTATAACAATGGAACAAGCTAGATATGTTGATACTAAGTTAGATATACTAGAACTTATGGAAAAGAATGACATATTAGGACAAGGCTTGGATTCAATAACAATAAGGGTTGTGAATGATTTAGAAAAAGTTATAGGTGAGCAAGAGATACAAATAACCAATTTATTTGAGTTAGTAAACAATAAAGACGAACAAATATTAAACTTACAATCACAAATAGCTAATAGTATGTTAATAGAAGAAACTTATAGATCACAAGTTGGTAATTTGAATACTAAAGTTGATATATATGAAACACAAGTCGATAAATTAGAGAAAAAAGTGTTTTGGGGTGGTGTTAGTAGCATTATTGTTATAATAGGTGCATTCTTAATTGGTGGATCATTATAGCAAAAAAGAGAGTTTAAGATATTAATATATAAATTATAAAAATAACAAAAATTATGAAACGCATTCAAAATTTCGAATCACATAGAACAGATAAGAAAGTTAGTAAAGACAAAACACCAAATATAAATGAAAATGTATTTCAAGTAGAAGATACATATAAAGTTAGAACAACTATTGATGTTCCTAAAAGTCTTATAAACGCTTATAGTAAGAAAGTAAAAGATGAAACAGGTGAGGACTTAAAGAAACTTTTTGGCGATTTCGACATTGCAGAAGAGTTAGTTAAGCATGTTGCTAAAAAGTTCTTAGATAATGACATACTATCTTCAAGAGCCTTGATAGGTGGTGATAGTGAAGGTGATCAAGTACAAATACAACCTCAAATCCAAACACAAGAAGATGGTGGTCAAGAAGAGCTACAAGACGAAACACAAATGCAAGACGAAACACAAATGCAAGACGAAGAAGGATTTGACAAAGCACAAATGCAAGACGAAGAAGACCAAACACAACAAGACCAAACACAACAAGCACAAGACGAAGAAGGGTTTGAAGATGTAGAGGAAGAGGAAGATGATGATGAAGATTTGCCAATATAATAATTAAAAATACTAAATAAATAAAATCCCTGTCAAAGAAATGATGGGGATTTTTAATATATAATACTATGAAATACATAAATACATTCGAAAGCAATAGAACTGATGATATTCTTATAATCGTTGATGTTCAAAAAAGTTTTAAAAAGTATTTTACTGATAATTATGTTAAAGAATTAAAAAAGTATTGTAATGAATTTGATGAGGTGTTCCAAATATGGGATAATCACATAAATGGTAAAGTGGGGAACGAATATTTATTTGATCATGATCCAGAAATAAATATTGGGCAAGATTTATATCATTTTCCTAACCAAACTGAAATTATAGAAAAAAGGTATAACTATGATGTTAGTGTAGATTATTATAAAAAGATATTAGATAAAAACACCTATGATAACATAAAGAAAAAAGAAAGTAATGATAAACTAATTAAGGGTGAAATGTTCAAAACAACTAAAGGAACTGCAATTGTATATATTGGAAATAATCATAAATGGTTTCAAATCCCTAAAAAACTATATAAAAGACTAAGTAATGATAAGTATAGAAGATATGTTATAGTAGGTGGTTCTGATACTGAATGTCTAGAAGATGTTTATATTTCTAGTAAATCGATTGGTGTTGATATATCTAGAAACAAAGGATATATATACTCTGGTAAAAATTGTCCTATTAAATAATTATAGTACGCTGGCAAATATCTCTATGTCTCTTATCTTGAAACCAATTACCATATATTCTTGAAACCTATCAGGATCTTCAAAAAATTCAACTTTAAGTTCATACTCAATGTTATCAACCTCTGGAATATAGTCTGCTATTTGTGCTTTAATATCCCCCTCTATAAATTCGGCAGATAATTTAGTTTCGTACAATAGGTTTGGTAAATCAGCACCAAAATTAGGATCGCCTAATAAATCACCCTTATTTGTGAATATTATCATCTCGTACTTCTGCACAATAACTCTTATGACATCATCTTCAACCAATTCTATGTTGTTAAAACTAGGATGCCCAGGGTATTTTATGTAAAAATCGGTAAAACTAAGTGATGCCATTGTTTATATATTAATTTTGTTTATCTTTGTATATAAAATATATAGAATATGAAAGTATTAGAAAATTTTAAAGAATTAAAAGAAACACAAAAAGCTAAAGTATTTAAATATAAAATATTTAAAACAGAGCCTCTTGAAAACCTATATAAATACAAAGATCATAGGAGACTACAAACATTCTATCACAAAGGTGTTAAATGTGTAGAATGTGGACACGTAGGAACACAAATAGGTCATGGGTTAGATAAGGCAGGAAACATTCATATTGACATATATGATGACAACCTTTATCCATTAAACGTTGACCACATTATCCCTAAGTCTAAGGGTGGTGCTAATCATATTGATAATTACCAACCAATGTGTTATGGATGTAATAACAAAAAGGGTAATGGTGATGAAATTAAGCGAGTGAAAACTAAGAGGCAAATAAAGAACGAATTAAAAAAGTGGTTAAGCGAAAATAGAAAGGCTCAAGATATTAAAGTGGGCGATTTTATATACAAGGCTACTTATGGTGAAGAATTAGGTGTTGTAAATAAGATAATAGAACACCCACATCATAAAGGAAATGTAGGTGTTATGGTAGTTGGTAATGATGTATCTATATACACATCTTCACATGTATTTAAAAATTTAGATTAAAATTTTTCTAAGTTTACCAATTACTGTTAGACCAAGAACTATAGGATCAGTCGAGTTTTCTAATAAATTAGAATAGTCAGATATTATAAAATTACACTCAAATAATTTATCTATATTTTTGTTTCTCTCAATTGACCAATCTATGAATGGCTTACCTAAAAGCTTAATCATAACATCTATTCTTTCAGAGCCAAATTTAGACATCAAAAAATGATATATTTGCTCATAATCTAACTCGGAATTATATAATACCTCATAAAGTTCTAGTTTAACTACGTTTGATACATTAGATGAACTAGAAGACGTGCCACCTGTTCTTATATAACTTTGAACCTCCTCAATTGTTGATCTAAAGTCTGGGAATTTCTTTGTTACTATTTTTATTAAATCTCCTTTAGGTATAGTATTGCCTTCACTTGGTAGTATTTCGTTTTGAATCTTTTTGAAAATTTCTTTTTTTAAAAACTTTTCTTCCTCTATATTCTCACAATCAAAATTTATCTGGGGGATTCTAGACTTTATACCATCCGATATCTTATTGATATGGTTTGTAGTTATTATAAACCTAACACCATTTTTACTATATTTTTCAATGAATGCCTTAAATGCATCCTGAAATTGTATAGAAACTCTCTCAAACTCATCTAAAAAAACATATTTAGTTCCATCACCAGCATCTATCATTGGTGTGAATCTACAAAAATCCTCTATTTCATTCCTAAGTACATCAATGGATGTGTATAAGGAACTATTTATCTCTATATAAGGTTTATCTTTTGTGTATCTACCAACCAGTATCCTAGATAATGATGTTTTCCCAGTTCCGTAATGTCCATAGAATATATAATTTCCTTCTATCCCATTTTCAAAATGTTTTTTAATTCTAGGAAGAAGTATCATATCTTCTACCTTCTTAGGTCTCCACTTCTCCCATAGGAGTAATTTGTTCACACTCATGTCTTTTTGTTTAATATTGTATACATTACTTATTAATTAGATTAGAGAAAGTTTAATTTAATATATAAAAATATGATAGGAAATAGAAAAAACATGGATGACACATTCTTTAGAGACTTAACAGTTTGTGTATTAGATACACTTGAGGGTAGCCTAAGATGGGTAAATAGATTCTCATCTGGTGATTATGCAGTTGAGGTGCCAATGTATTACTCTATGACAGGTGATGAGAGGTTTTTATTAGACAGTTTCCAAGATGATATAGCATCTGGTAGTAGAAAAGTTGAACTAAACACGGATATTATACCAAGAGGACATATATCCCTTAAATCATTTAATGTAAGATCTGATGAATTTGCAAATCCAAATGTTTGGTTAAGAACAGTAGTTGAGAATAAAATAGAGGTTAGAAAAACACTTAATAGAGTAAGAGCAGTACCTGTAAGTGTATTATATGACCTAGAAATAACGTTAGCTAATGAAATAGACACATTTAAGTGTAGTCAAGCACTATTGGATACACTTTGGTTATATAGATTTATGTATTTTGAACATAACTATATGAACATAGATGCAGTTCTTTTAACACCAGATGAATCTAATATAGAAATAACTCGTGAAAAGGACTTATCTTCAAGTAATGAAATAAAAATGTCAATATCATTTGAGGTACAAACATACTACCCAGCGTTTAGAAAAGACAAAATAGACACACCTGGTTATACTAAAGAGGGAGATGGTATGACTGACCAAAACGGTTATCAAACAACTGGTGGGTATAGTGATTACTTTAGCCCTGAACAAGATTTTGTAGGTAATCCAGGGGGTAAGGGTAGTTTTACAGACAAGAGTAGTTGGCCTTATGTTAATTCAGAAGATGGATACTCTATTAGTCCTAAGAAAAGTAAGTGGTACAACAATATACTAAAAGCAAGAGAAAGGAATGCACCACAAGATAGCAATCCTAACGGAGAATCCCCAAGTGATAGACAAAATAATAAATAAATAGAAAAAAATGGCTTTTTGCTATTAATATATACAATATAGAAAAAAATAAAATAATAACACATGAAGAATCTTAAACTAGAGTTGTTTAACTTCAAAAGAGAACTTTCGCTTGATCAAGAAGAAATCTCTAATATAGTAGAGGGACATATGAATGTTTGTAATGATGAATCAGAGAAAAATATTATTACTTCTTTGAATGAAAGGTTGAAACCTTATACATACGACAAACAAGTAAAATCTTTGCTAGAAGAGTTAAACACCGATATGGATGAATATCAACTTTTATATGAACTTAAAAACTTGTATAATGTTCTTAATTCTAAAAACCAAGGAGAACTATATAGACAGCCTATAAACGTTCTTTTAGAAACAATTAACCTTCAATCAGACCAAGACAGAATGTCAAAAGTTCTTAATGAGTTATCGATATATGAGTGGGTGCCAGAGATAAAACTATTTGTACATAACTTAACTTCTTCACCTGAGAAAAAATCAAATTTACTTAGTGGTGGTCAGGGAGAGTCAGTTCACACAATAGTAGAACAAGTAGAGAATGGTCATATAGCACTTGTCAAAGATTCATGGTTTCTATTAACAGAAGATGCAATTGAGAAAACACTATTAGAAGATCATATAAAAGAAGAATCAGAACTTAGAAAATTAAGATTGATTGAATCTGCTATGACATATGCTCAAATAGATAATGATAAAATAAATTTTAGAATTTCTGAACATTTAACTATAGGTCTTGGTGTAGATAATAAATCTATTTATATTAATGATGATGAACTTGAAGATGAAAGTACATTAGAATCATTATTTAATTCACCTATTATACCAATTATAAACAAGAACTTCTATCCAGTTATTCAAGAAGTTGCTAAAAATATGGATAAATTTGTAGAACTAGACGTTGTTAAAAAAATTGATAACTTAATAAATCCTTATTTAGAATGTTATGCCTTTAACTATAAGAACGCAACCTTCTTATATAGATGTGATGAGAGATATGGAAATAGCTTCTTCCAATTTGAATCTGCAATCGAATTAGTAAATGAAGTCCGAAACGAACTTAACTACGATTTAACTTATTTTTATGAGAATAAGTTGGGTAAAGAAACAATGGTTAAGAGAAAACTAGAAGATAAGGAAAGAGAAATCACTTTAAAACTAGAGGATGTCAATTTTAACATTGAAAAAGTAAAGGGTTCTATACAAATGATTGGGGAGTCTACTACACTTTCTACTGCATTGGTAAATCTAGAGAAAAGACATAAAAATCTTAAGTCCGAATTAGGTGGGGTAAAAGAACTTCAATATAATGAAAAAGTGAAGTTAAGTAAATAAATACATTAAAAGTTTTTAAATTAAAAAGCTCTTGTTATTCAAGAGCTTTTTTTGTTTGAAACTTCCAAAGACAAATTGCATATAAGAATTAAGCTATGATAATAAAAAAGACCATAACAATAAAGACCAAAGGGTGTAGAAAGATAAAATATTATAAATCACTTGGGTATGAAGTTCATAAAGATGAAATAGAAATAAAAATAGAACATATATCCAAGGGATCAAGGCTCGATGTGGATGTATCTTGTGATTTTTGTAACAAGGAAGTCAATATACAGATAAAAGAGTATTTTAGAAATATATCAAATGGTAGTAAGTATGCCTGTTGTATGAAGTGTGGATCTCTAAAGGCTAAAGAAACTAGTATAAAAAAATACGGTGTAGACCACCCTATGATGCTAAAAGAAATACAAGAAAGCGTTAAAAAGACCAATATAGAAAAATATGGTGTTGAATACTTACAACAATCAAAAAAAATAAGAAAAAAGTCATCCCAAACATTAATTGATAAGTATGGAGTAGACCATATATCTAAATCAAAGCATTTTAAAAATAAATTTAAAGAAACTTGTCTTAAAAATCATGGTGTCGAGTATCCAATGATGTCAAAAAAAGTAAGAGATAAATCAAGGACTACAAACATAAGAAAATATGGTGTTGAAAATCCTTCAATGTTAGAAAGTGTTAGACAAAGTGTTAATAAGACTAATAAGGATAGGTATGGTCAATCTAACTATTTACTATCTGATGATTTTAAGACAAAAAATAAAAAGACTATGTCTAATAAATGGGATTCTGATAATATTATGAAATCTGATATATTCAGACCAGGAAAGTTCTCAATATCTAGTGATGATAATTACATTAAGTATATTGATAATGGTATCTCTTTGATGAGGTGTTACAAAGAACATGATTATAAAATACATATAGATAATTATTTAAAAAGGTCAAGGTCTAACCTACCACTTTGTACTACATGTTATCCCATAAGCAGTTCACAATCAATAAAAGAGAAAGAACTACTAGAATATATAACTTCTAAATATAATGGTTCTATAATAAAATCTTATAGAGATGGTTTAGAAATAGATGTTTACTTACCAGAACTTAATATAGGTTTTGAATTTAATGGATTATACTGGCATTCAGAAGAATATAAAGAAAAAAACTATCACTATGATAAGAGTAAATATTTTCTTGATAAAGGAATCAGAATAATACATATATGGGAAGATGATTGGGTAAATAATATAGAAATACTAAAATCACAAATATGTAACTGGTTGAGTATAAGTAATAAAATAGGTGCTAGAAAATGTGTTATAAAAGAAATAAAAAATACGAAGATTGTAACTAATTTCTTAGACAAAAATCATATACAGGGAAGAGCAAAATCCTCACTAAAATTGGGACTGTACCACAATGAAGAATTGGTTAGTATAATGACTTTTGATCATTTAGAAGGTAGAAAAAGAATGATGAGTGATGAGTGGAATCTTAACAGATTCTGTAATAAAAAGAATACTTCTGTAATTGGAGGTGCTAGTAAATTATTGAGTTATTTCGTTAAAAATCACAGTCCCAAAAGATTAATAAGTTATGCTGATAGCGACTGGTCTGATGGTGGTCTATATAAAAACTTAGGATTTGTGAAAATTAAAGAAACAAAACCAGACTATAAATATATCGTTGGTTGTAAGAGAGTACATAAGTCAAATTATAAAAAATCTAATTTAAATACAAATCTAACAGAAAGTAAATTTATGAAAGATAATAACTATAAGAAGATATGGGACTGTGGTAAAATAAAATTTGAGAAAAAATATTAAAAAGCTCTTGTTATTCAAGAGCTTTTTTGTTATACAAAACCATCTGTGAGAAATTCTGATACGTGTATAGGATTCATATCATAATCTCTTACTTTTTCTAGAGTAGAGTGTGTGTCTTCTATAAGACATACATCCCTTTTCTCTAGCTTTAACTTTAATCTAAGATTATCTAACATCTCTGCTTTGTGCCTACCCGAATTTACAAAAAATCTCTTATCCTTGTCTATGTTGAAATGCTTATCTAGCCACTCATTTTTATCTATATACGAAAGTGAATTTGGAATTGCTGATAATATATAGATATTTCTTCCTTCTTCTTTTAATTTTTCTAGTTTATCAATTACGGGGTTTACTGGTAATAGCGTTTTGAATATTTCATTATTAACAAAATCTACTTTGTCCTCATATGTAGGTAGTAAAGATAATCCAGCTATAACACCATCCATATCTACAAATATGTTTTTATTAGAAAAGTGATTAACAACAGTTGAAATATCACAAATTTCTGATATTCTATTAAATTGTATATTCTCTTTGGCTGCTTTTCTTATTATATCAATGTGTGGTACTTTCCTCTCACGTTTTTCATTTCTGCTAAGACATACTTGTAAAGGGGTTTTGATATGAATTAATTCTGTTTTATACCCATTGTCCTTAAGCATATTAATTATTCTGATGGTATAGCTATTGTTAATACCACCACCATCCATAACAATCTTAGACAACCCTTGTTTAGCTAGAGTAATTATCTCTTCCTCTGCCATTTTTGTACTCCACAAATGCACATGTTCTGGGACGTTGTGATTATAGTCAGGGTGTGTTAGCTTTATATTATCAGCAGATACAACCTTAATACCAACCCAGTCTTTTTTCTTTCTAGATTCAATATACATAGATTTACCTGACAATGGCAACCCTATAAATATAAATGCTTTTTTCATATTTTAAGTTTTATACAAATATAATAAAAATAAACTACTTATCACCAATTATTTGTTACATATTTTAACTTAATATATAGCCTATATGAAAAAAGCAAACTTTTATGAAGAAGTTACAGAACTAATTAATTATAATTTTTCATATTTCGAATATACTAACAATACAACTAAATCCATTATAGTCTGCAATAAACACAAAACTAAATTTTCTAGAAACTTAAAACAAATAAGAAAAGGCAACCTGTGTCCATTATGCTCTACAAAAGTAAAGACAACAGATAAATTCATACAAGAGTCTAAGAGAGTATGGGGAGAACATAAATGGGATTATTCAAAAACTTTGTACAAGTGTTCTAGGAGTAAATTAACAATAGGTTGCCGAAGTCATGGTACTTATTTTCAAATTTATCCTAAACAACATCTAAACCAAGAAAAAGATTGTGATGTATGTAAAAGGGCAAAACTACAAGCTGACTTTATAGATAGTTCTAAAAGTATATGGGGAGAACATAAATGGGATTATTCTAATGTTAATTATACAAATAACAAAACACATGTTGATATAATATGTGTTAAGCATGGCATTTTTAGCCAAAGACCTGATAATCACTTATATAACATGAATGGATGTCCAGACTGTAATAAGTCAAAGGGGGAGAGTATGATAAGTATTTTTCTAGACAAAAATAAAATATTATATGAATTTCAAAAATCCTTTAATGGTTGTGTAAATAAGCTTCCTTTAAGATTTGATTTCTATATACCAAAATACAATATTTGTATTGAATATAATGGTGAGCAACACTATAAGCCAGTAAAATACTTTGGTGGTGTTAAAAATTTGGAATATAATAGAAAAAAAGATAAGATAAAGCAAGAATTTTGTGCAAATAATAGAATAAATCTATTAATAATCAAATATGACGAATCTGTTAATGAAAAGTTAAAACTTATTGATAAAAATATATATAATATATATAAAAATAATAGAACATAAATGTATTTAAACAACAAAGAACTATATGTAGAAATAATAATATCAAAAGCAAGAGGTAAGCTTACTAGAAAGGCTGAGAAGATGCTAGAATTACTAGGAAATAAAACCATTAAGAAAATGAGGTACTGGTCAAATGATGATAAAATGGATTGCTACCAATCAGGCGTTTTAGACATGTACCAAAATTGGTATAACTTTAACGAAGCTAAGTCAGTAAATGCCTTTGCATACTTCACAGAAATATTTAAACGAGGGTTAGCTAAGGGATTTAATGAACTCTATAAAAAGAAAGGCGATGGTGATAATCTAATAAAGGTACTATCAATAGAGGGTTCTAACGATGGTAATGGTATTCATTCTCTATAATTTATATTTTCACACCCTTTAGCAACAACTCTTTTAGATATATAGATATAACATATAATGATAAAAGAAAAAAAGATAAAGATAAAGGGTCACTCTAGGAATATAAAATATTACAAATCATTTGGATATGATATTAGTGTTGGTAAATATATAGATATAAGCGTAGAACACTTGTCTAAGGGAACTTCGTCTAAGATTACATGTATATGCCAAAACTGTAACAAAGAGGTCTCTAATGGCTTTAAAGACTACTGGAATTACACGAATGGTCTAAGTGGAATATATTATTGCAACTCTTGCAAAAAGATAAAATCTGAAAAGACTTCTCTTAAAAAGTATGGTGTTAAAAATCCAATGCAATCAGAAGAAGTTAAACAAACTCTTAAGAAAAGCCTTCTAGACAAATATAATGTTTCCCACTATTCTAAGACGAAAGAATGGAAGGATAAGTTTGTACAAACATCTTTAGATAGGTATGGTGTTACTAATCCTTCTAAGTCTATTGGCGTTATTAACAAAATAAAAGAAACTAATCAAAAGAACTTAGGTGTAGACTGGTCTATGCAAAGTAAATTGACTATATCCAAATCAAGAAAATCATTTAATGATAAATATGGTGTAGATTGGATATCCAAATCAGACTACTATAAAGACAAAATAAAAGAAACTTCTATAGAGAAATGGGGTGTTAGTAATTATTCAAAAACTATAGAATATAAAGAGAAGGTAAAATCTACAAATTTTTCAAACTGGGGTGGGCATCCTTCTAAGAATGAAAATTTTAAGTTAAAGGCAAAGAATACTAAACAGAGAAAAACATTTAAAAGATATGCAGAACTAATATCAGATAAGTATATACTTAATTCATATAAAAATGAGATATTCTCATTAATACATAAAGAATGTAATAATACCTTTGATATAAACAAAGGTTTATTAAGAGCAAGGTTTAACTCATGTAAGATGATATGTACACAATGCAACCCAGTTGGTGTATTATATTCTAACTTCGAAACACAAGTTGGTTCTTTTATAGAGAGTCTAGGAATTGGCTATATAAAAAATGATAAAAAAATACTAAAAGGTAAGGAGATTGATATATACATACCAGAATATAATATAGCTATTGAGTGTAACGGCATATACTGGCACTCTGAACTATTCAAAAGTAGTGATTATCATATCAGTAAAACAAATAAGTGCAATGAAGAGGGGATATCTCTGCTACATATATGGGAGGACGACTGGGATAGCAAGAAAGAAATAATAAAATCAATCATAAGGAATAGATTGGGTAAAGTAAATAATAGAATATATGCTAGAAAATGTGATATAAGAGAGGTCAATACCAAAGATTATAAATTATTTCTAAACAATAATCATATACAAGGATATGCATCTTCTTCAATAAACTTAGGATTATATTTTAATGATGAGTTAGTTAGTTTAATGACATTCGGATGGAGGAGAACAAACAATAAAAAAGAATATGAATTAATTAGGTTTTGTAATGAATTAAATACTAGTGTTATTGGTGGTGCTTCTAAACTATTTAAGTATTTCGTAGACAATACTAAGTTTGAATATTTAATATCATATGCCGACATATCATTATTTGGTGGTGGTGTCTATAAAAAGTTAGGTTTTGTTTTTGATACATTATCTAAACCTAATTATTTTTGGGTTATAAATGGGAAAAGAATACACAGATATAATTACTCTAAAAGAAAGCTAGTAAAACAAGGATTTGATAAAGATAAGACTGAGTTAGAAATAATGAACGAAAGGGGTTATTATAGAATATTTTCGACTGGTCAAGAAAAATGGCTATATAAAAGTTAAACATTTAAATTAATTCATATATAATAATCACAAATAATAATATATGATAAGAGCTGTTTTACAACTATGGGAAGAAAGTGAAAAGAATAATAACAGACCATGTGGTTGTTCCATACATTCAGATTTACAATCTAGAGACAAATATTTAAAATCAATCTATAGTGGCAGGAATAAAGTCCCAGAATACTACGAGAGAGCTATTGGTGAGCCTATTGATGTTTTATTAAAATCTAATTTAATAAAAGGCTTAGAAACAGTTAAGCTTATGAGACATGAGATGAATAATTTACTAAACCTAAACGAGATATTAGTTATTTAAACGCCATACTGCTTTAGATGCTCTTCTGTTATTATTATAAACTTATAACCTTTTTTATCACACCACTTTATCATTGCCTCCCACTTGCTTCTGTTTGTATGTGCCATTTTTAGGTCGTATTCAAAATTCCTCAACTTCTTTAAGCCATTTTCTGGTACTTTTAGCTTATTCTCCATAAGCATTTGTACAGTTCTGTACTCTTTCATAGGCTTAACTTCAACAACTACTTGTTTTAAAACACCATCACTACCTCTTAGTTCATAGTAGAAATCTGGGTAGTAAGTATGTTGTTTTAAAGCACCAGAACTTGGATTCATTTTTTGGTAGCTTATCTTCAAACATTCTGCACCCCATTTCTTAACATTATCATTCATGTCTAAGTAAACCATAAATCTTTGTTCTAGACCACTTCTGAAATAGACACCACCTTCTGAATTCATTTTAACTATCTTATCTCTATTCTTAGGTCTATAATTACCTTGGTGATACTTTTTGTTATTTGGTTTTGAGTTTAACATATTGTATATATTAAGAAATGTTCTTTTTCTAAAATAATATATATACTATGGCAGAACTATTTAAACGAACAAAGCTAGATTTATTATTACATGGTAATAGTATTTCTGATAATTTCAAGAACAACAGCTTATACTTTTATGAGCAATATACAAAAACTACAAAAGAGTTTAATGCAATACCAGTTTCTAAAATGTCAAATGGTGGATTCTATTTTTTACATTACCAAGATGAGTCTAATTGGATGAAATACTCGCCAATATTTCTAGCAGATTATAGAAAGATGTCTGGGAAGGTTATAGCATTTGGTGTTAACTTTAATTTTATACCATTAGAGGTTAGGGTATTATTATTTGATAAGTACATAACAGAGAAAGATTTTGAAGATAATAACTATCTAAAAGTAGACCTACAAGGTATATATGATGAACTTAGGAGGTTGGGATTTGAATATGCTCTTAATGAATATGATGTATCTAGAATAAAAGTAGTTCATAAAGTTAGCTTAGACATACTTCCAAGATTCTTATACCACCAACATCCAAAAAATAAATATGATCCTATGAAGCTTATGCAAATATGGGAAGCTAAGCTAGCTAAAAGAGAACAGAGACATAGAGAGATGACATTATCATTATTAAGCGATTTTTATGATGTTAATTCTGAGATATCTGAAAAATACGATGTCCTTAAAGGACATATAAAAAGATTACAAAGAAATATTAAAAAGTATTAATAATGTAGAAATATATAGAAATATATAGAAAAGGGGCATCTCATTTATAATATATACTATATGAAAGCAAAAGAAGTAATGGAGAAATATAGTATAACAAGGAGAACTTTACATAACTGGGTAAAAAATGGTATTATTGATTATGAAAAGACTCCATCTGGTAGATATAATTATAAAATAAAGAATGCTAGTAGATGAATAAGAAATGTAGTGTATGTAAAGACGAAAAGTCATTAGTGTTATTTAATAAAAGCAAATCTTCCAAAGATGGTCATAGGAGTAATTGTAAGGAATGTTCTGCCTTGTATAGAATACAGAACAAAGACAAAACGAAAAAATATAGGGAGAATAATAAAGAGAAATTTGCCAAATATTTCAAAGAGAGAAATATAGTAAAAAGAGAGGAATTAAGTCTAAAGGCTAAAGAGAATTACCTAAAAAACTGCGAAAGTAGAAAAATTAAAGCAAAAGAGTACTATTACAAGAATAAGGAAAGTAAAATAAGATATCAAAAAGAATATCAGAAAAATAACAAAGAAAGAAGAAATAAATACTTAAAAGAAAGAAGAAACAGTGATCCATTGTTTAATATGGTTACTAATGTTAGAAATTTAATATATAACTCATTCTATTATAATGGATATTCAAAAGATAGCAAAACCGAAAATATACTAGGTTGTTCTTTTATAGATTTCAAGAAATATTTAGAATTGAACTTTAAAGAATGGATGACTTGGGAAAACAAAGGACTTTATAATGGCAAATTAATGCATGGTTGGGATATTGATCACACTATACCACTATCAACCGCTAATAATAAAGATGAAATAATTAAACTTAATCATTACACAAATTTAAAGCCTTTGTGTAGTAAAATAAATAGGGATATAAAGAAAAATAATATAGAACATGGCAACATATAATACTACTAGTTCAGATTTTGGTACTGCAAATTCAGCAATAGAGAATAAAGGAATCTTTAGTAAAATACTTAGAAATCTTTCAAATTACGGGATGAATTATAATGATATGATTATAAGAAACCAAGTGGGTATAGGAATCAATGAAGATCCTTATTCATCAAAGGGAAATTCTCTCTATGATTTCTTCAGCCAAAGGGCTGTATCATCTGTATTAAGTAGAAAATCTATTCCGTATCTTGACAAATCATATGCTGATAAAAGAAGAATACTTAGAGAGTATTCTATAAAGGATGATATAAGAGATTTTGTATCTTCTGTGTGTGATGAATGTATAGTATATAACGATGAAAGTGATTTTTGTTCAGCAAGATCACTTTCAAATGAATACTCACAAGAGATACAAGATAAATATCTAGAATATTTCAAAAAAGTTTATACTAAGTATGGATTTTCTGACAATATTACTGCGTGGAATATGATGAAAGATTTCTTAATCGATGGGTATCTAGCATCAGAAATAATATTTGATGATAAAAAGAAGAATATTATTGGATTTAATGGATTAAGACCAGACACATTAGTACCTGCTTATGAACCTAATGTTGGACACTTATGGATACAATATCCAGAAGATCCACAGTTAAGAAGAATATTTCTAGATTCACAGATAGTTTATATATCATATTCTACACAAAATGATTATTCAGAAACTTCTTATGTGGAGGGTCTTATAAAACCATATAACCAACTTAAAATACTTGAACAGACAAGAATAATGTTTAACGTATTAAATGCTCAAGTTTATCAAAAATTTACAGTTCCTATTAAGGGAATGTCTAGACAAAGAGCAGAAGAACAAATAGGACAATTAATACATGACTATTCAGAAGACGTAGAATGGGATGATGATTTAGGAACATTATCTATGAATGGTTCTAAACAATTGCATTATAATAAACAAATATGGTTCCCAGAGGGTGATGCAGGTACTCCTGATATGGAACTTGTTAAGCAAGAAGGTCATGATTTAAATGATGAAACTATGTTAAATTGGTTTTACAGAGCACTCAAAAGAGCTTCTAAAATACCTGTACAGAGATTCGAGTCTGAAAATGGTGGTGGTAATTTATTTACCGATGCATCAGATATGACCAGAGATGAGATAAAATTTCATAACTTTATTAGTAGACTTAGAGCGAATTTTAAAGAAATGATTGTCAAACCAGTGAGGTTACAACTGCTTATAGAATTCCCAGAACTTACTGATGATGAAAACTTTATAAACCAAATAGACATATACTTCTATAGCAATCAAACATTTGAGGACTGGAAGAAGATAAATAATATGTCTAAAAAGGCAGAGGTTATTAGTAGCTTATTAGGGGTTATGAGAAATGAAGAACAGCCATACTTTCATATAGAATGGATTATGGACAATGTGTTTAAATTAACACCAGAAGAGAAAGCAGAGAATGAAAGATACTGGGCTAGAGATAATAATAAAGGTGCTGGTTCGGCAGATGGTGTTGAAGGTTTCGAAGGTGAGGGAGGTGCTCCCATGGATGGTGGACCAGGTGACACAGACGACTCTGCAATAGATGACGGTGGTGATGATTTAGATATTGGTGGCACAGATGATCCAAGTCCAGATACTGGTGGTGGTGATGAGTTTGAGTTCTAAAATAATTATGGATTGGTACAAAAATAAAAACATGACTGAATATTCAGTCATGTTTTTTTTGTGCTAGTTTTTGTTCTAATTAAAACTTTTTAAAGTTTATCTGTTTCTTATCCAAGTCCACATTATCTACAACAATTGTAATTTCATCACCCAGTGATAGTTTATCACCTAGTTTATTATCGGCTGTATATTTCTTAGTATCTATTCTCCACTTACCATCTCCTAAATCATTTGGTGCTATCATACCCTCACATTTATTATCTGTTAATTCTACATATATGCCCCAGTCAGTAACACCAGTGATGACACCTTGGAATATTTGTCCAATCTTGTCCATTAGAAATTCAACTTGCTTGTATTTTATAGAATCCCTCTGAGCCTTAGATGCTATTATTTCTCTTTGTGAACACCACTCTGCATCTTCTTCAATAGATAGAGGATTAGACTTAGGTTTATTCTCTAATAAGCCTAACAATAGCCTATGTGTTATAAGATCAGGGTATCTTCTTATTGGAGATGTAAAATGTGAGTAGTGTGAAAATCCTAACCCATAATGTCCAATATTCTTTATAGTATAATATGCCTTAGACATAGACCTAGTTACTAGTGTCTGTATCATATTTTCTTCTGGTTGGTCTTTTATCTCTATTAGTAATTTATTCAACTCCTTTTTTAAATCATTAGAAGTTTTCTCTAAGTCTACACTATAGCCAAAACTTTCACATATATCTGCTAGTGCATTAAGTTTCTCAATAGAAGGAGTGTTGTGTACTCTATAAACACCTGTTCTTTGTGCATTTGATAGCTTCTTAGCAACTGCTTTGTTGGCTAGTAACATATATTCCTCTATAAGCTTATTAGCCTCTTTCTGTACCTTATAATAAACACCTATTGGTTTTTTATTATCTGGTGCTAACTTAAATTGTATTTCTACACCACCCATTTCTATTGAACCTTCTCCAATTCTTTTCTTTCTTATTTTCCTTGCAATTGTGTCTAATATCCTAACTTCGTAATCTAATACATGGCTATCTCCCTCTATTATACTTTGTGCTTCTGCATATGTAAATCTATTATCTGAATTTATTATTGTCTTACCAAACCATTCTTTTAATACCTTACCATCCTCATTTATAGTTAAGATTACAGAAAATGCTAATCTATCTACATGTGGCTTCAAAGAACATATGTCATTACTTAAAACCTCTGGTAGCATTGGTATAACTCTATCAACGAGATATACCGATGTTGCTCTTTTAATAGCCTCATCATTTAGTAAAGTTCCGTCCTTTACATAATGTCCAACATCTGCTATATGAATACCTACTTCTATTAAACCACTTTCAATATTCTTAACTGAAAGTGCATCATCAAAATCCTTGGCACTCTTTGGATCAATAGTGAATGTCTTAATTCCCCTCATATCTCTCCTTTCGCTAATATCTTTCATTGATATTTCCTTTGGGATTTTGGATGCTTCCTTCTCAACATCTCTAGGAAACTCTACTGGTAGATTATAATCATGCATTATTGAGTTCATTTCTGCATTATTTTCACCAGAGTCTCCCAATATCTCAATTATCTTCCCTTGTGGTGATTTACCATCATTCCATTTAGTAAACTCTACTATTACCTTCTGTCCATTTTTACAAGTTAAACCACCCTTTATATAGAAGTCAACAGGTGTTTTATTATCATCAGCAACTACAAAAATAGTCTTTTTCCCTACTCTTGCCTTACCTACAAATGTTTTCCTATTTCTCTTTAATACCTCGATTACTTCAGCTTCTTGCCTTGATTTATTTTTATAAACATTTACACTCACTAAATCCTTATTTAAAGCATTTAAAGTCTTGCTTTTGTGTATGTATATCTTAGTTTTATCAATTTCTATTGATGCATTCCCATTCACTGAGAAGTTTATAACACCTTCTTTTTTATTATTTTCCATGCTTATTATATATTTTTAAAAAGTAAAGTTTTAACTTAATATATACTTTGTGGGAAATATTAAATTATATGAGGACTTTAAAAGTGATAAAGAAAAGATAAGCCAAATAAAAGAATTTGCTACAACACACGGTATAGTAAACTATACTATAAATGATGACTACTCAATAGATATAAATGATAACTTCCAAACCTCTATATTTGATAAAGTTGGATATATGCTACCTATAAAAATAAATAAAGTTAAATTTTCTTTTAATGCATACAAGTCAGGTATATTTAGCCTAAATAATGGACCAACAGAGGTTGGTGGTGATTATAGTTGTGCTATGAATAATCTAAAAACACTTAAAGGTGGTCCTAGTAAAGTAGGTCATCATTATGACTTTGCTGGTAATGAAATAAAAAGTTTTAAATATCTACCAGAAGTTATAAACGGTGGTCTGTTTTGTGGTAACAATAAAATAGAATCGTTTGATTATATATCAAAAAGAATAGAGGGGGATTTAGACATTAGTAATAATAACATAACATCATTTGAAGGATTTCCAGAAGTTGGTGGGGATATAAAAATGTATGGTAATCCATTATTCTACCTATATAATTATTTTAAAAATCAACCTATGATGGGTGAAATTAGAAACAATTCTCTTACAGATGAAGAACTAATCGAAGAATTTCAAGAATTTGAAGTTATAAGAGGCAAAAACACTATTCTATACGATAGGCTTTATAGCTTTTTAGATGGTTTTGGATTTGAAGTACCACCTATAGATAAAGTTAGGGGAATAGATGGATATAATGTTATTGATTAAGATTTTTCTTTAGAAGAACTAGATGATTTTATTTTCTTTTTTAAATCTTCATTTTGAATAGGATAATCTACACCAAAATTTCTTTTAAGCGTTTTCTTTCTTTTAAATTCTGAACACTTTCTACAAAAATACTCACCCCATTTATTACCATATTTAACATAGTTTTTAAATAACACATCTTTCTCAACACCACAAGTATCACACTTACACTTTATCTCTCTATGTGATCCCTTGGATAGTAAATCTATTGGTATTAATAAGTACTCACCAATTGTTACATCATATCCTAAGTTATCATAGTATTGAAAGTTAGACTCACTTATCTTGATAGAGACCTCTCTAGTTAATATCATAAAAACTCATTTATTTTTAATGTATTTATAAATAAATGGCTTATCCCCTCATGTAATATTTAACTTTACCAGCATCATAGATTCTGTATAACACAGAGGTGTCTTTGTTTCTGAAGTTAAACTTATGAATCCTTATATTGTTTTGTACATATTTATAGTCTGGTTTAAGATTGTATTCTATATCAAATCCTAATGTCTTATATAAATCGCCATTGCTATAAGAATTATCAGAAAAAGTAAATATTTTATTTGAATAATTCCTATTAAAATACTTTAATAATCTTGAAGCACCACCTACAACACTGGTATTTAATTTATTACAAAATCTATTTAAATCATATTTATCTTTACTTTTTTTGAATGTCATAAGGCTAACCAACTCTTCATTATGGTATAGTCCAACCTTCACAGACGAAGAAGCATATCCTTGTATATGGTTCTTATTTAAAAACTCCTTGATAACATTATTATCACATACTTCTTTAATAATACATTTCCTTGCCCATATCTTATAAATTGACATATTAATCTTGTTCAATATCATTGATTTTATAATTTCGAAATTATAGTCCAAATTATCTTCCCATAGATGTATAAGTTGTATATTATTACTTTTGCACATGTCATACTTATCCTTGTGATAATTTTTGCTTTTGAATATTTCAGAATGCCAATATAGTCCATTCACTTCAAAAGCAATATTTAATTCTGGTAAATATATATCCAATTCTTTGTTTAATATTCTATGGTTTTGTATTATAACACCACTATAATTATCATTTATAAAATTAAATACTTTTATTTCTTTCCCAGATTGGTGCTTATCTATCTCATTGCATATAGTACATATCTCTGTATTAGTTTCTCTTCGCTTGTAGTATAGAAAATAGCTTATATCAAATTTATTATTACAACTATTACAAAAAGCTTCGAACATTCTATTATCACTATCAATAGATAAAATATCACCTCTGTCTAATATTTGTTTATGTTTGGTTCTTAATACACTGCTTTTTATTTTATTAGAAATGTCTTTATTCATAGAGGGATTTCTTACGCCATACCTTTTTAAATTAGTATTTTTTATTTTGTCTCTTATTTCTTTTGAACTAAGAACACTCTCTACGCCATATTTTTCTAAATTGTTGTTTCTTCTGTTTTCTATAAAGACTTTGTCTAGGAATATAAATTCAACATCATTATTTTTAAGACATGTAGATATCTTTTTTTCTTTAACACTATCTAGTGAAGAAATATTCTCTACACCATATTTTTTTAAATTGCTATCTTTCTGTTTCTGTAAAACATTATTATTCTTCATATGGTGTTCCACTCCATACTTTTCTAAATTACTAACTCTTATTTTATCTTTAATAATATCAGACTGTGATACATTATCAACACCGTATTTTTCTTGGTTGCTACTTTTTATTTTATCTTTAACACTGTCTAGTTTAAACACATTATCAACTCCATATTTTTCTAGATTATTCTTCTTCATCTTACAACTCCTACATAAGTACACACCTGCTTTATATCCATATGATGTATATAATTTCATTGTTGTTTTCTTTTCATTAAGACAATTATCACATATGGCAGTTATTTTAGCCTTGCTATACTTTCCTAAATTAGAAATATCTTCTTTTATCATAACTTATATATTCATTTCAAACAATAATGACCCAGTGTCATAAACTCTATAATACTTCCTATCATTCATTATTTGGTGTTCTGATTTATCTTTGTCATATCCTTCTTTAACTAATACATCTTTCCTAAAGTTAAATCTATTTATTCTAAGACCTTCATCTTTGTGGAAATAAAAATAATTAGGAACAGTTTCTTTTATTTCAATAAATCCTAGTTTATTATATAAATTACCAACTGACCAATCTTTACTAGCATAAGAAATTATTTTAGTAGGTTTATATTCCCTTATAAAATATTTCAATAATTTAGATGATCCACCAACAATAGTGGTGTTTTTACTACTACAAAACCTTAGTAATTCGTAATGATTATCTGGATTTGTCTTATAACCTAAATTCCTCCTTAACTTAGAAAATGACATAACAGATACTAGATTGTCATTATAATATAGACCTAGCTTATATTTGGCTGGTGCATGGCCTTGTAAATGATTTTTATCTACAAATTTTCTATACACATTACTATTAACTTCTCTTATCTCACATTTTCTGCCCCATATCCTTTCATTAGTTTTGCTAACTATGTTAAGTACTCTACTTTTAATTATTTCTTTTTTAAATTTCCAATCATCTTCCCAAATGTGTATTATTTGTATCCCTTTCTCTTTGAAGAAATCGTTTTTAGATTTATGATAACTATTTTCCTTATACCTCTCAGAATGCCACCAAAGACCGTTGCATTCAAAACCTATTGATAACTCTGGTAAATACACATCTATTTCATATTTTTTAAAATCTCTACATTTATCTTTTACCTCACCGTCATAATTTTCTTTGATAAAATCACATATACTGCTTTCAAAAAAAGAATCATTGTTATTGGGGTTACAATTTAGACAAGGCTCAATATCAAATCTATTTCTTTGGTTAAATAGTTTACTAGAAATATTAAACTCTTTTTTACATTTACTGCATAATAATTTAAAATTACCATTGTCTATATCTATTACAGAAAACCCAGCACTTGTAATTCTATCTTTAGTCTTTTCAAGCCTAATACCAGGTAGTACCTCTTGTAGTCTAGTACTTATTTTCTGTTTAATACTTTCTGCATTTGATATGTTTTTAACACCCCATTTATCATTTACTGTCTTTGACCTCTTATTGTTTATTTCTCTTTTTTTAGTATCAGAAAAATTAGACTTTGTTATGTTAGCACTTTCAGTCATTTTCTTCCTAGTCTTTGGATTGTTGTTACATTCTATCATTTTCTTAACTCTCTTATCCTTTACCTCTTTAAATCCATGGCTATACTTGGTAGCACAACTTCTACTACAATATGTTCTGTAACCTTTATAAAATTTAGTGAAACTTACCTTACTATTACAGTTCAGACATTTTGGTTTTTGTTTTAATTCATTTTGAAACAACCATATTTTTTCAGATAGTGTTATGTCATCATCTTCTATTAAGAAGTTAACCATTTTATTATAGTATGATGGGAACTCACTTTTTAGCTTTTCTATAGTAAGTCCTCTTGTTGTCTTGAATTTCATATGGATAACTATTTTAGTATATATATTAAATTCGGTGAAAGTTCTCAAAATTAACTAAAAAATCCGACAATCGTATAAAAAATCCACCTTTTTATTTAAGGAGAAATAACTCATTATATATACGATATAGGAAAAAAATAAAATCTAATAAATGAAACCAGTATTAATAGTAGAAAACTCGACAAACTCCTTGATTAAAGAATCTAACGGTTCTGCTAAGAAGGGTGAATATGTTATGAATGGGACTTTCACTGAATTCGGGGTAAAAAATCGAAACGATAGAGTTTATTCAGCAGATAAGTTTCTCCCAGCTTTGGGCGAACTTAATGAAAGAATGAATAGTCTAGGAGTTGTTTATGGTGAGTTTGATCACCCAGATGTATTCGATACTTCTTTATCAAGAGCTTCGCACATAATTAGAAAGGCAGATTATGTACAAGAAAAGAACTCAGTAGAGGGTGAGATTATGCTTTTAAGTACCTATTGGGGAAAAGAAGCAAAATCATTAGTAAATGATGGTTGTCCTGTTTTTGTATCATCAAGAGCAGCGGGTGTTACTGAATCTGACGGTTCTGTATCACTTAAAAAACTATTCACTTACGACATTGTAGCAGATCCTGGATTTGCATCCGCTAAAATGAATGTTACCGTACTTAATGAATCATTAGGCTACAACGATGCCAAATCTAACTTTAGGATATATGAAATGTCCGATGAATCAAAAATAAACGAATTATTCAACATGAACAAAAATGAATTTGTAACAAAGAAACAATTAACTGATTACTCACAGTATTTAGTTAAAGAGCTTAACGAAACTAAAAAGGAAGTTAAGGGAGCAGTAACTAAGGGAAGTATGAACCCTAAGAAACTAGAACAATTATTAGAGTATTACGAAGAACTTAATACTACTAACGAAAAAGTAATAGGATACTTAGATTATTTATCAGAGAAAGTACAAGTAATGGTTAATGAAAATAAATCATTAAAGGAGACAACTGGTAAACTAGCTAAGCATAACGACTATTTAGCAGAGAATTTAGAAAAAGCTATTAGCTATTCTGAATATGTTGCTGAAAACTTAGATAAGAACATTAACTATTCAGAATACATTGCTGAAAATTTAGACAAGAACATTGCTTATAGTGAATATGTTGCAGAAAATCTAGATAAGAACATTGGATATTCAGAATACATTGCTGAAAATCTAGATAAGAACATTAATTATTCAGAATACATTGCTGAAAATCTAGATAAGAACATTAATTATTCAGAATACATCGCTGAAAACGTAAGTAAGAACATTTCTTATAGTGAATACATTGCTGAAAATGTAGATAACTCTATTAACTATTCAGAGTACCTAGCAGAACACCTTGATGGTAATATTGCTTATTCAGAATACATTGCAGAGAATCTAGATGACAACATTGCATATTCAGAGTATATCGCTGAAAGCCTTGACAAGTCTGTTGACTACCAAGGAATGATAGTAGAAAAACTTAATGGTGGTAAATTATTTGAATCTAAAGGAGAGCAATTCCCAACACTAGAGTCTGTTGGATTTGGTGTTCAAGAAGGTATGCACGATGAAGAAGGTATGCACGATGAAGAAGGTAAGCATGATGAAGATATGCATGATGAAGAAGATATGCACGATGAAGAAGGTATGCATGGTGAAGAAGGTGCTAGAAAGCAAACTGGTATTGCTAAGACAATGGCAGAAGTTGCTCATGCACACGAAGAAAAAGAAGATGAAGATTGTGAAATGGAAGAATCAGAATTAAGTGATTCAGACTTATCAGAATCTATTGATAAATTAATCGAAGAGGCTAAAAAACGAAAAGTTTCTGAGACGAGTGATTTGAATTTTTTAAAGTTCTTAAACAAATCACAAATAGATAGTTATTACGCTTTAACTAACGAAGAACAAGACAACGTTAAACTACACATAAACGAAAGTAGTTATTTCACACAGAAAGACGTTCTAAGTTTAATAAGCGAATCTTTATCAACAAAGAACGAAACTCTAGAAGACAGAGTTGTCAGACTAATGCCTGATAGTATCAAGCCAGTCTGGGAGCAGTTAGATGGGACTTCTAAAAAGTCAGTGCTTTCACAAGCTAGACTTTACCCAGAAGATAACATGGTAACTGAAAGTCAAGTTGAGCATTTCTGGGATACTAGAAATATCAAGAAAAACGAAGCGACTAGTAAGAAATTAATTTCACATGATAAACTAATCCAAGAGGATAATTTATCTGATGATGAAACTAATGCAATATTAGAAAGGTTCAAAAGTCTATAAAAAATCCACCTTTCAAAAAAAGGTAAAAAAAGGGTTTATATATAGATTATATCAAATTTAAAAAAAATAAAACAAAAATTATGTCACACATTAGAATAGACAATCAAAAAGCCAAGAAGAAGTGGACACCAGTTCTAGAGAACATGGGTGTTTCTGGCGACAGAATTGACTGGATGAGCGAGTACGCAGAATTCCACTCAATTAATGAAAACGCTTACGCAAACGCATCTAACGTATCAGGTATGGGAGGTGTTGTAGCTGCACAGCCATCAACATTATCTGGTTCAACAATCGGTAATGCTTTTGGACAAAACGGTGGATCACAGGGATCTGGAGATGTAGGCCAAAACTTACTTCCAGTAGCTATGAAGATTGCTGCACAAACAATAGGTTTAGACCTTGTTGCAGTAAAGCCTTCTCCTGGACCAAAAATCGATTTACTTTACGTAGATTTTAGATATGATGATGCACATTTAGGTGATTCTGACGAAAGACCACAAGTTTTTAAACTTAATGCTGATAATATCGCAGATGTTAGAGCTGCACTTAAGGCTGAACTAACTACTGCTGGTATTGTAGAATCACAAGGTGGTTTACAAAACGGAACGCTTTTCAATGCTATCGCTGATGGTGTTATTACTACAACAGAAGCAGGTGATAAAACAGGACAAGTAGAATTTTTAGGATTTTCACGTATTGATGGATTCCCAATGTTTAGAGCTTACAGACAATTTAACACATCTCATGGTGCTGTTGGAACTGCTGGATCTACATGGGCATTTGACCAAACAAGAAACACTTTTGATTCAACAACTGCAATGACTACTCAAATAGTAGCTGTTGCTGGTGTAACAGTATCTGGTGCAAAAGTTGAACTTATTTCAGCACTTGAAGACCAATTACCAGGTTTTTCTGCAAACTGGAATACAAGTGAAAATGGTTTTTCTGGAAACTATCCAATGGATAGAGAGCAAGATGACAAGAGATACGCAGGTATCATTGGACCGAAAATTTCTTCAAAAACAATTGCCGTTGGTACTATCGAGATAACATCAGCACTTAGAAGAACTGAAATTGAAGATATCAAAGCCAACACTGGTATGGATATCGTTCAAAAAATGGAAAGCATTCTTGTTAATGAACTTTCTCAAACAATATCTAAGCAAATTGTTGCTAAAGTATTTGAAATGGGAGAACTTAACAGAGAGTCTGCACCATTAAGAGGTGGAAACCCATTGTTCGATTTAAACACGAACTATGCAGGTGCTAACGTAGGTGGTGAGACAACTCACGCTGTGCAAAGAAAGCTTATCACAAAGATAATGCATGCATCTAACTACATTGCAACAGAAGGACGTGTTGGACCAGCACAGTATTTAGTTACTAATGGTGGTTTAGCAGCAGCTTTATCGGATGTTTCAGGTTATACTCTTAACCCAGTAAAATCTAAACTAAACGGAGCTGGACAACTTTACCCAGTAGGTTCTATCGGAGATATATCAATATATGTTGATCCATATATGAAGTATAACGACAACAGAATTGCTCTAGGTAGAAAGAACAATCCTGACCAACCAGGTATCATATTTGTACCTTACTTAATGGCACAATCAATTAGTGTTATTTCGGAAGCTACCTTTGCACCTAGAATGTTATTACGTTCAAGATACGCAGTAGCTGAAGTAGGCTGGTTCCCACAAAAGCAATTTATGACTTTGAGAATTACAGACGAGAATGGATTATTAAACTAATTCATAAGAATATAAATAGGAAAAGAGGAACAATTAATTTGTTCCTCTTTTTTTTTGTTAAAAACTTTGCGTACTATTGTGCTATAATACAGTAAAGAATCCTATTTAATATATAAATTATGTGGTCAAAATCTGGTAAGAAAATAACAAACGAACAACTTGATACTAGGCTATTAAATAATTATCCTAATATTAAAAGGGAGTCAGACTATATAGATTCAAAGACTGCTATTAAATTCTCATGTACTAAATGCAATAGAATATATAAGAAAAAACCCAAAGAAATCAGTAAAATAAAATGTAATTGTACTGATAGGAGAATGAAATATGAGGAATCTTTAAGAACTAAGGATATAGAACTTTTAGGTAATTATATAAGTATGAGAGAAAAGACTTTACATAAGTGTAAAACATGTGATATGGAATTTATAACAAGTCCTAAATCTATATTAAGTTCTACAAATGGATGTCCGTCATGTTCTGGTAAGATATTCTCTATAGATAAATACAAGTCAATACTGCCTAATAATATAAAGCTATTATCAACAGAATATAAAGGATCGCACCATAGGCATAAACACCTCTGTACTGATTGCAATACAGAATTTGATACTAAACCTAATTATATCCTACATATGAACACAAACTGTCCTGTGTGTTCTAAATCAAAGGGCGAGAGGGAAATAATAGAATTTCTAGACTTAGTTGAAATCAAATATGAAAAAGAATATGTTGTTAAGATAGAAGATAAGAAGTTAAGGTTTGATTTTTACATAGAGAGTATAAGGACATTTATAGAGTATGATGGAATACAACATTTTAAACCAGTTGATATATTCGGTGGGGAAGAATATTATAAAAAGCTAGTCGAATATGATGGTTTAAAAAATAGATGGTGTATAGATAATGAGTTTGAGTTAGTAAGGATACCTTATGATTTAGATGTATTTGAGTATTTATCTTCACATTTCACAAATTAATAAATTATGAAGGATAAAATAATAAAGATAATAGATAATAAACCAAGTAGGTTAAGGGAATCATATTTCATAAATAACCATGGTGATATATATGATAAAATAGTTGAATATACAATAGATTTAGAATTATCGTTTAAAGAACGTCTTTGGTGTTTTGTAAATAAAAAAACATCTTATGTACTGTGTAGTTCTTGCATAAACAGAGTTAGCTTTAATAAAAAGTGGACAGAGGGATATAAGACGTATTGTAGTACTAAGTGTGCACAGAGCAGTAACAAGACCAAGGAGAAAAGGAAAAAAACTGTTTTAGAAAAGTATGGTGTTGATAACATAGCTAAATCACAAGATATTAAAAAGAAGCAAGAACAAACAAATATTGAGAGGTGGGGTCATAAGTCATCATTTCAAAATGAGGAAGTTAGAGAAAGGTGGAAAACAACTATCGAGGAAAAGTATGGTGTTGACCATTATTTCAAAACAGATGAATTTAAAGAAAAGACTAGAGAGTTTTCCTTAGAGAAGTATGGTGTTGACCATCCATCTAAATCAAAGGAGGTTCAGAATAAAATAAGTCAGACTAATATAGAAAAGTATGGTGTTGATCATATTTCTAAAACACAAGATTTTTGGATAAGTTATAGGAACAAATCGGTTGAAAGATATGGTGTTGCACATCCTTTAAAAAGTATCAAGATAAGAGATAAGATAGAGGATTCAAATATGGAAAAGTATGGTGTTGATAATTACTTCAAAACTACCGAATTCAAAGAGAAGTCTAAGAAACATTTTTTGGATAAGTTTGGTGTTGATCATTATACAAAAAGTGATGAATATAAGACTTACTTAAAATCAGATAGATATAAGAACGTGATACTTAAAAATAGAATAAAGTTCTATAATGATAAAGGATTTACGTTCATTTCTAATTCAAGTAGAGAAGGATTTGTTTTATTAAGTAAAAATAATAGTTGTGGTCATCAATTTGAGATACATCCAACAACATTACAAAGAAGAATAGATGCTAGTATAGAAACTTGTACTGTGTGTAATCCAATAAACTCTGGGAAATCTAGTCAAGAATCTAATATATTAGATTTTTTAAAAGAATTAGACCAAAATGTTATACATAGTGATAGGACTTTGATTAGTCCTTACGAAATTGACTTTTTAATAAAGGAAAAAAAGATAGCAATAGAGTATAATGGTTTATATTGGCATTCTGAACTTAATAAGGACAAGTACTACCATTATGAGAAAATGAATAGATGCTTATCTAATAATTATGACCTTATAAATATATGGGAAGATGATTGGTTATACAAAAATGATATTATAAAATCAGTTGTTAAGAACCGATTAGGTTTAATAACAGATAAAGTATTCGCTAGAAAGTGTGATATGTTAATAATAAGTGATAAAAAGTTAGTAAATAATTTCCTTGATAACAACCATTTACAGGGTAAAACTAATTGGTCAACCGCAATAGGATTGTTTTATGACAATGAATTAGTATCGGTTATTGCATTTCATAATAACAAGAAAAGAATAGAGTTGGTAAGGTTTTGTAACAAGATTAACCTTGTTGTGGTTGGTTCTGCATCTAAGCTATTTAAAAAATATATTAAAACTTATGATGTAGATGAAATATATTCATTTTCTGAAAGTTCTGTGTTTAATGGTGGTTTATATACTTCTTTAAACTTTGAATTAAATGGAGAGACACCAATTAACTACTGGTGGAATGTTGGTGGTATTAGAAGACATAGATTCTCATTTAATAAAAAGAAACTTATAAAAATGGGAGGTGATTCAAATAAAACTGAAGTAAGTATTATGCACGACATGGGTAATTATAGAGTGTGGGGTTGTTGTTTAAAAAGGTGGGTTTGGAAACGTTCTTGATTCTTAAATTAATATATACTATATGAATAATACAAATTAT